ATTCAAATCAACCGAGAGAGTGCGCCCATGGAGGCGCTGGCCACAGCAGCGGCCAAGGCGCTGCTGACGTTTGCAAAAATCGCAATTTCCTCATCAGTCAACACGCTGCTGGCCCTGGTGGCCGTACTGCAGCTGTTCGCCTGGATCCTGAGCGACGGCCTGGCGGGCAATCCTGCCCCTTGGTGCATCGCCTGGGTGCTCCACTTCGCAGCCATGTCGTCAATAGAAATCAGGAAAGGAGGTGTGAAGTAATGAAGACCGGCAACAATCCACAAAACGACTGGACCAGCCCTGCAGCCGTGCGCAACCAGCGCACCGAGGCCGAGTATTCCCGTGCCCGCGCTGATATCTCCCGCAAGAAGGCCGAGGACCTGCATGGCGTGGACGAGCGCTACCGCATCATCAAGAATGCCTACCAGATGGAGCGCGCGACCATCAAGGAGCAGTACGCCCTGCAGCGCCTCAACCTCAAGACGCAGATCGAGCGGCTGGAGGACCAGCGCGCCGACCTGCGCCACGCCTTGCGCCTCGATGCCCCGACCGAGGGCATGGGCGACCTGGACGACTACACCACGCGCATCAAAGACCTGAAGGTGCAACTCATCAGCACCTCGCGCCGGGAACTGTCTGCCCTGTGCGATGCCGAAGGCCGCTACAACAACCGTGCCCAGACCACCGCGGACGAGCGCAAGGCCATCTGTGCCCACTACAACAAACTCATGGAGGAACTGCGCGACGACTACATCAAGCGGGTGGACGACAACCGTGCCGCCGCCCGCCTGCAGCGCGAGAGCGAGGAAGGAGGTGACGCCGTATGAGTACCAGGTATTTCATCCATTCATTCCAGTACTACAAGCCCAAGAACGAGAAAATCAAAGAACTGTTCCGCATCGTCGATGAACTGAACCGCTCGCTGGTGACAGGGCCGACGCCCGTGATGAGCCTCGTGAAGTACATTAAGACCAAGTGCTTCGAACTTGACAGGAAATACTCGAGGACGCGGGCGCTCACCGTCGAGCATCATGCCAGCGGACGCATCACGATTTACTGTGGCGACCCGTCAAGGTCGCAGATCGAGAGCGGCCATGTGGCGGTCGCGTTCGATGTCACTCCCGTGAAGCAGATTGCCATGTTCGACGGTGGCGAAGCCATCTTCAAGCCTGAGGAAGGAGGTGATAGCGTATGAGCCAGCACGAATTGCGGGCCTTTGAGTTCAAGAAGGGCGTCAAGATGGTGCAGCGCATCGAGTGCGACTGGGTGGAGGTGCGCCGCACGGGCAACGAACTGGCCGAGGAGATCGGACCGGTGGACCTGTACTGCTACAACGACCCGATGCGCCGCTGGGAGCGCATGGGCCGCTTCGAGGGCCAGATGCGCTATACGAACCTGTGGGGCGATAAGTGCGAAATCAGGGCTGACTTCACAGGTCTGGATTTCATCAATAAAAAAAGAGTGCAAAAAGTGAGGTAAAATTTTCCCTAGTATGGAATTATTTACTATCTTTGCGATGCGAATAAAGAACCCGTGTGAGGGGGTCATAATTCAAAGAGTTTAAAAGTTAATAGAAAATGGAACTAGGCCGAAGGCGTGGCCGGGACAACTGTCCCTCGCGCGGAACAATGTTTCCGGTTGTCCCCGCCGCCCAGGCCGTTTCTTAAAACATTAGAACAATGAAAGACGGAACAATCAACCGGAGTGCGTGTAATCAACGCATGTTGAGCGACCGCCAGAGTGATGTGCTTGACGAGTTGCAGGTGAAGGGTGAAAACGGCGTGTCGGACCTGTATGTCCGAACGCTGAAGTCGGTAAAGAATCGCTTGATCATGGATGACGAGTATGATCCGGCTGAGAATCTGAGCCTGGTGCGTGTGCTGACGATGCTGGAGCGCGACCTTGAAGTACTGAGCGAGTCGGTGACCGATGAAGAAGAGAGCGCTCAAGAGTAAAATTTTTCATAAACACTGTACTTTAGCCAAGCCCTGCCCTGCGAATGGGTCAGGGCTTGTCCTTTCAAGAGGGGTGCTTGTCGCCGTACATTTGCAATGTTATGATAGAGGACAATAACATTTGGGTAATCCTGATCACCAATGTGGTGACGCTGCTGAGCGGCGGCGGCCTGGGCTGGGTCTTTACCATTAAGTCGCTGAAGCGCCAACAGGAGGCTGACGCGATGAAGAGCGCGCAGGAAGTGTACCGTGGCGTGATCGAAGACCTGAACCAGGAGCGTAACCGGCTTCAGGGCACCATCGAGCGGATGGAGGCAGAGAACCAGGAGCGCAGCGCGAAACTTGCCGTGATGGAACGCCAAGTGACAGTAATCCGCCGGCAACTGTCGGGAATGAAGCCGCTGCTGTGCGGTGTGAAGGACTGCGACAAGCGCAGGCCCATCAACCTGAAGAGTGATGAAGAGATTCTTTAAGATATTACCGGTTGTGCTTGTGACGGTTCTGGCTGTGGTCGGCTGCCGTTCTCACCGCACGACCGTCAAACACGAGGAGACGCGCCTGCATCGCGTCACCCTGGACAGTACGGCCACTTGTGTGGACACGACCACTCGCCATGACAGCGTGTCGCTGGCATGGCTGACGGGGGCGTTGTCGCTGGAGATTGACAGTGTGGACTGGCACTTCGAATGGGACAGCGTCGGGCAGCCAGCCCGGGTGACGAGCACACGTCGCACTGTGCGGCGCTCTGGCACGTCTGGAACAACCACTGCAGCTGCCGTGCAGGTAATGTCGCACGAGGAGGCGCGTTACCAACGCGCTGTACAGGACAGCGTGAGTCACGAGTTGACAGAAGATAAACGTGCCGAGACCAAATCAGGAAGTTCAGTGCTTAACTGGCTGACGGTGGCGGGTATGGCGGCATTGCTGGCACTGGTTGTGATGGGTGTGATACACCTGAGAAAACTGACAGAGAAATGGAGCAAGCGACCGTAAACATCTATGAGGTGGTCGAGCGCATGCGCGAGATCAGCACCGGCGGCGGCACCTTTGCGGTGAAGTTCCGCAAGTGGGACCGTCAACGCAAGCGCGGTGGCGACCTGGTATCGCTGAAATTGGCGCGCTTGCGCCGCAAGGCCAGTGACGAACGCATCAAGCACAGTTCGCACAAAGTGTTTATCACCGACACCGCCACGGGTCGCGCCATCGTATGCTGGACGTGCCTGATTGTTGAGTTCAACGGGCGGAAGGTTTCTTTTTAGTTAGAAGTTAGGAGTTAGAAGTTAGGAGTTAGAAGTTGTTTCTATGATGAAGATAAGGAGAACGGGTAACTGGGGTATCATCGACACCCAGAGCGATAAGGGGCTGATGACGTTCACGATCGGGGCTGTGGGCCGCGGGTGGTCACCGTCGAGCATCATGCTGACAGGTCGCGGGACGTATTTCCAGCGCAAACTGAGCGTGAACGGCGTGGACATCGTGCCGATGGGCGACAACAACGACCTGCCGGGCGATGTGATGCGGCTGCTGGACAAGTTCTATGCCGGTGAGGGCATCCTGGGCAAGATTGCGGGTTTACAATGGGGCGAGGGCCCCCGTCTGTACATTGACAGCATCGACGAGGGGCGCAACATGTTCTACCGCAAGTGGGTCATCGATGAGGAGGTGACGCGCGTGTTGGAGAGTTGGGACTACATGACATTCCTGCACAAGTGCCTGGTTGACCTGACGCACATGCAGGGTTTCTTTGTTAAATTCATCCGCAACCGCGGTCCGCGGGTGGGTGAACCCGGGCGCATCGCCCGGCTGGAGCACATCCCCTACCAGAAGGCCAGACTGGTATATCCTCCCGAAGGTAAGGATGAGCCGCAGGAGGTGGTTGTGGGCGACTTCCCGACGCCGGACGCGAAGTACATGTACCGCTACCCGGTGTTTGATCCGAGTAATCCTTTCAAGCATGCGGTGGCTGTGAAATACTACAACATCTACTCCTTCTGCAAGGACTTCATGAGCACGCCGCGTTACCTGGGCGCGTTTGAGTGGCTGGAGATGGCTGGCGGCATCGCGGGGCTGCTGATTGCTTACAACGAGAACGCGAGCGCCATCAGTTACCACATCGAGAGCCCTCAGAGTTATTGGGACAAGGCGCGTGACCGGATCAAGGAGATCTGCCACCAGCGTGGTGAGGCCTACAGCGAGCAGATGATGGAGGAATACAAGGATGCTGCCATGGAGAAGTTCGCCACCTCACTCACCGGTCGCGAGAATGCGGGGAAGTATTTCCACACCAGCAAGTACTGGAGCCCTGAGGCTGACGACTTTGAGGGGTGGAAGGTGACGCCGATCGACAAGAAGATCAAGGACTTTGTGGACGCTCAGATCGCCATCAGCAACAAGGCTGACGCTGCGGCGACGAGCGGCTTCGGTCTGGACCCGGTGCTGTCGAACCTGATTATCCAGAACAAGTTGTCGAGCGGGAGCGAGAAACTGTACTCGCTGAAGGTGTATAACGCGAGCGAGACGGCGATACCGGATATGATCCTGTGCAAGCCGCTGCAGCAGTACATCCAGGCTAACTGGCCCGGCAAGAATGTGAAAATCGGCCTGTACCGCACGGCAGTGGAGGCTGAGAAAGAGATAAGTCCCGAGAACCGACTGAAAGAGACCGTGTAATACCGTGGCATGCCACGGCACACATAACAATGACAAAACGGACTGAGAAAAATGCTTAGACTGCAACTGTTTGACAAAGACGGCCAGTGCGGCCGCAGCGAGTTGGTCGCCGCCATCGGCGTTATCAGCAATGATATCACCTTTGACAAGTGGGCACCAGCCATTCCCCTTGGGACACGCAACCTGGCGGCCATCGTGGGACGCGATGTGGTGTCGGAACTCGACGGGCTGTACCGGATGAACGGTGTTCCGGATGAGAACCAGGAAAAAGCCGTTCGCCTGGCCCAACAGGCTATCGCTATGTTCACCTGGCTGAAGATCCTGGCACCGCTCGATGCCCAGCACGGCAACGCCGGCCGAGGCAAGACTCTAGGCGAGAACCAGCACGGCATGACCGCAATCCAGGAATATGAAGACAAGGAGAGCATCCGTGCGATGGCCTATGAGGCCACCGACGCCCTCATCGAGGTGCTGGATACTGCCGAGTGGACTTGGTGGGTGGAGAGTGCCAAGTGCCGCCAGCGCGCCGGTCTACTGTTACCCAGCAAGGAGGTTTTCGATAACTACTACATTATCGGTTCGCACCGGCTGTTCCTGACGCTGCTGCCGATGATCGCCGAAGTGCAATCCGGTGATATCGCCCCCATTGTGACGGCTGCCCACATGGCACAGTTGCTCGATGCGAGTGTCCCGGGCTTGGAAACTGACATGCGTATCCGGCTGCTCGACCTGGCACGGCGCCCGCTGGCGCTGCTGACGATGAAGAAGGCTGTGGAGCGCTTGCCGGTGGAGGTGCTGCCCGAGGGCATCGTCCAGGTGCAGCAGCAGGCGACGGTAAAGCAGAAACTCAAAGCCGAGAAAAGTGCCCGCGAGGCTGTCGCGGCGGCCCTGGGCGCTGACGCTGAGCGTTACCTGCAACTGCTGCAGGACGCCATCAGCACGCTGGACAGCACGGATGGCGAAGTGGACTTCTACCTGAGCGGGCCGACGGTGCAAAGCAAAGGAATCACTTATTAGTTTCTAGTCCCTAGTTTCTAGTTGATAGCATCATGGTGAAGGTTGAACATAACGGAAGGGAATATGATATACCCGGGATGCTGGAGGAGTTGAGCCCCGAGCAATACAGGGGCTATCTGTTCCTGGCCGTCATGTTCAGGCGCGGCATCATCGACGAGACCGGTTTCCGTGCCAAACTGATGGCGGAACTGATGGGCCTGGGTGTTGACATCACAGACTACAAGCCCGCCATCGCTGAGCGGCTGATTGCCCAGATGGGCGTGCTTGACGGCTTCTTTGACGGGCCGTGGCCGATCACGGCTACCGGGAGAAACCTGCTGCCGGAGTTTGCCGGCTGGAAGTCGCGCGTGGGCGACATGCTTAACGGTATGGTCTTCGGCGACTTCGTCAGCGCCCTCAACATGCTGGGGCAACTCGAAGAGAGTGATGAGGACAGCCAGCAGCAGGTGCTGGGTGAACTGGCACGGCTGATGTATGAGCCGCCATCCGATGATGCCGAGGTACCGGCCCTGCTTGCCGTACATGCAGTGACACTGTTCACATCGGTGTTCAACATGATTCGCAAGGAGCCCATCAGCATCAGCGGTGAGGATATCAATTTCTCGATCATCTTCAAGCCGGTGCCCGGTGTGCCGAGCAAGGCCAACGACCACACGGGCTGGCACGGCATCGCGATGGAGGTGGCGAGCAGCGGTGTGTTCGGCACGCTGAAGGAGGTGAACACCACACCCCTGTGGGATGTGCTGCTGTACCTGTACCGGGCAAAGTTTGACCTATTACACGAGAAGAGGAAATAACGCACCATGGTGCGTGGAGAAAGTTTAATGGTTAAAGAATAAAGGGGCACCAGCCCTGAACTGAGGACTGAAATGAGAACGATCACTGAAATCATTGTGCACTGTTCGGCGACACCTGAGGGTCGGCACCATACTGTGGGAGACATCCGCGCGTGGCACAAGCAGCGTGGATTCCAGGACATCGGCTACCATTATGTCATCTACCTGGATGGAAGCATCCATGCCGGTCGAGATGAGAGTGTTGTCGGTGCTCACTGCAAGTGGCACAACCAGCATAGCATCGGTGTGTGCTACATCGGCGGCGTGGCCAAGGACATGAAGAGCCCCAAGGACACGCGCACCGAAGCCCAGAAGAAGTCCCTGTTGCAGTTGTTGAGGCAACTGAAGAAGAAATATCCACAGGCGAAGATCTACGGTCACCGCAACTTTGCGGCGAAGGCGTGCCCGTCGTTTGATGCCAAGGAGGAATACAAATCACTATAAAAGCGACAATCATGATTGACCTGAAGGAATATAGAGAGTACTGGGAGAGCGTTGCCAACCGCATTCCGGTGATCACGTCGTGCATGGGCGTTACTGTCGACGAGGAGATGGGAGGAACGCTCCAGGAGATTCTCACTGACTCTGTGACACTGTTCTGGATTGTTCCCAACGCCCAGACGCGCAAGGGCAGCGGTGTGGACAGTTACCAGGAGGATAACACCTGCGTGATCTTCGTGATGACGAAGTATGACCGCCAACGACGCCGCGCTGTCGAGGCGCTGGAGGTTGTTCAACCGGTCATCGAGTGCATCAAGGAACTGCTGATGGAGGACATGGCCAGTGGATGCCCCACCCTGGCGGGCCTGGATGTGGGGACGCTGTCCACCATTCCGGAGACGGGTTTCTATAACGATTTTGCGGGCTGGAGCCTGGGCTTTACCCTAAAGAGCGAGTGAGATGGAGACTGAAGGGCTGAAAATCCAGTTTTTCAAGCAGGAGGTTGAGCGTGGCATCCGTGACATCTTCGAGGCTCAGCGGATGATTGCTGCGAGCGGCACATACCAGCGCGGGGCGTCACGCGAGATCCACCAGCGCAAGGGTGGCGGCCTGGGCCAGCGCACGGGTACCCTGTTGCGGGCCTTGAGCGATCCGTCATACAGTATCACACCCTCAGGCGGTGGTGTTGAAGCGCACACCAATGTGCCGCTGTACATCCGTTTCCTGGATATGAAGCGCAAGGGCAACTGGCAGATCTACAACCGGCAGATCTGGGGCATCATGTATCACGATGTGCGTGCTCGAATCCGCTACGAGTTCCAGGACTTCATCGAGCAGCACCGGAAGCAACTGCAGTCGTCGCTGCGCAATGAGAAAGGCGAGAAAGTTTCACTGTGTTAATATAGGAGATTCAACCATGGTAAAGAAAATCTTGTGGCCAGTGTTCTGGCTGATTGTGCTGGCCCTGGTGGCCGAAGTGTTTGCGAGCGTGTTTAATTTCCACACCTGGTCGGCTGTGCTGGTGGGTGCGTTGGCGCTGTGCATCGTCATCGTCCTGGTGCTGAGCGTATGGACGGCCATCGTGGAGCGCCGCGACAAGGGGAAGGATCCCTAGATGATTTAGTTGTTAATTGATATTAGAATTAGTTATTACAGTTGATGATGAGGCGGTCGCGTCGTGAAGACGTGGCCGCCCCTGCTGGTTAAACGAGGCGAATTGTGTGATTAAATTCCCGAGTATGGAATTTGGTTCATTAATGGAAATATTTCAGCAATTAATATTTGCAATTATGGATTGGCAGTAGTATATTTGCATGGCGAAATATCTCCCCACGCGTCGCACAGAGTGAAAAAGGAAAGAACAATCTACTATTAACTTACAGGATTATGACCAATTTCGACAAGCGGAAACTCACCGAGATGGTCTTGTATATACTTAACAAGACGAATGGCCTTGATTACTATCGCGTATTCAAAGTCATCTACTTTGCGAACGTGAGTCATCTTGCAAAATACGGTATTCGCATAACAACTGACGAGTTCTGTGCTCTGCAGGACGGTCCTGTTCCATCTATCCTTTATAACAGCATCAAGGATAATGAAGCATTTTGCGACAAGGAATTGGCTGAAATGATTAATCAGTCGATTGTTAAAGGCTCTGACGATGCCGATTACATGCTTTCGGCACGAAGGGAAGCGAACACGGATTATCTCTCGAGATCTGAGATAGAAGAGTTAAATAAGTCCATTGAGGAGAATGCCTACTTGTCCTACAATAAGCTCAGATCGAAGTCCCACGGCGATGAATGGGCTCGTGCATACCACAGCAGCATGCCAGGCAGGAAAATCATGGATGTGCTGGGCATGGCCAGGGATGCAGACGCCACTGAAGATATGATTGAATACATCAAAGAGGGACTGGAACTGGAGGCTGCATTGTCATGACCAAATTAGGAGATTTACTCGGGGACAAGTCGGATCTTTTAGCAAGAACGGTCGTCGAGATCGGTGATGTTCACCTGCTCCCTCTTACTCAGCAGGAGGGTGTCACGCCCAAAGATGGCCAAGATTTCCGCAACAAGTATTTGGTGGTTTTAGGTTTTGATTCTGCGGGCAATGCCATTGGTGGCGTTGTGATTAATTCAGCTATCAACCACAACCTCCCGTCGTCGATAACAGACTACCTGATGCCCATATCGGTTAAGGATTGCCCATTCCTGAATCACGATTCCTTTGTGAACTGTTCCCGCCTGTTTGTCGTCAATAAAGAGAAGATCACGAGCAAATCATTTCGTGGGAAGATTGAAGATGAAGGATTGATGGGAATGATTGTTGGGACGATTATTGAAAGTCCCCAAGTGAACAAACAACAACTGAAGGAATACGGCATAGTGAAAGAGTAAAGTTGCAATACATGGACGGGCTGTTAAACGAAAGTGGCCGCTGGGAGTCTAAAGGATAGAAAGGAGACGGAACGATGAAATGGATCGAGAACCATATCGGGATAGTTTGGGCTTTGCTAGTTGCTTGGCTGATTTCGTTTTGTGTGGTTTGTGATTGCTCAACCCCCTCGAGGAAGAACATTGATGTTGTAGTGGTTCTGTTGGCCTTAGGCATCGTCCTGTTTACCATCATCATCAGATATTACAAGTATAATCCTAAAGGCCGTGAGGCTATCAAAAGATATGACGAAGCTAAACGAGAGAAAGAGCAACGTCGACGCGAGCTAATTGAGGAGATTGAGCGGAAGTACAAGGGAACAAACTGGGACAAAGAACCGTTACCTCCGATGGAACGATTCGATGATACGGGTATGGTTTTCTGATGTAATGATTGATTTCGCCAAAATTTAAAAACAAGATCCATTTGATAAGGATCTTGTTTTTTTTAGTCCTTTCTATATAAGGTGATGTCCAATACCTTTGCCATTAAAAAAAAAATTATGGCAAAGTCGAGGTTGACACCGGATTATATTGAGTGGGTGATGAGTCTGAATGCTAACCAGGCATTGAGGGAAATTCACAAGGTGAACGAGGAGAGCAAGGAACTATCTCGGCAGCAGAATGCGGCTCGCCAGGCTATGGCGAAACTTGAGGCTGAGGGGAAGAAGGGCTCGAAGGAGTGGCAGAACCTGAGCAAGTCGGTGAAAGAATATCGCAACCAAATCAATGCGAACAACGAGAAGGTGAAGCTGTTGGAGAGCCAGTTGGATACAAACCAAAAAACGGCGAATCAGCTAAGCAAGCGGTTAAAAGAATTATACAAAGACCTCAAGAATACTTCTAAGGCTATTGACCCTGTGCGCTACAAGGAGTTATCGCGGGAGATTGACGCAACGCAAAAAGCATACTTGCGGGCCACGGGGGCATCTAAAGGATTCCTTGGCACACTGATGTCTTTTTCGAAGATGAAGCATGTCATCCAGGGTTTCTTTATGGGGATTGGCAATCAGTTGCTGAGCGTCGTGCTGAACGGCTTTAGGGAGTCGGTTAATGTAATCATTGACTTTGAGAAGGCGAACAGCAAGTTGGCGGGTGTATTGGGTTCGACGAAGGCTGGAATCTCTGACCTGACAAATGAGGCTCGGCGGTTGGGTGCGACGACGGCCTACACGGCGAGCGAGGTGACGGGCCTGCAGGTTGAGTTGGCGAAGTTGGGATTTGGTGAGGGCCAGATCAAGGCAATGGAGGAAGCGATCCTTAAGTTTGCCCTAGCTGTTGACACGGATCTGGGAAGTGCAGCGAGTGTTGCCGGTGGTGCATTAAGAGCTTTCGGTCTTGAGGCTGAGGATGCGGAGTCGGCTATGGCAACATTGGCCATCGGCACAACGACAAGCGCTTTGTCGTTTAATGACTATGCAACGATGCTGAGCACGACGGCCCCAGTTGCCAAGGCCTTCGGCTTCACGCTTGAGGACACTGTGGCGCTGATGGGCGCACTGAAGAACGCCAACTTTGATGCCTCATCAGCGGCAACAGCCACTAGAAACATTCTATTGAATCTTGCTGACAGTAACGGAAAACTGGCCACTGCCCTGGGTGGACCTGTAACCAATCTTGATGAACTGGCAGCCGGACTGAAAAAATTGCAGGCCGAAGGCATTGACCTGGCCACCGCTCTCGAGTTGACTGACAAGCGCAGCGTTGCCGCTTTCGAGACTTTCATCAACAATGCCGACACTCTTACCACCTTGAGGAACGGTGTCACCGATTGCACCGGCGCATTTAACGATATGTACAAGGAAATGGGCGACAACGTCCAGGGATCCATCAACATCCTCAAGTCCACCTTCGAAGGATTAATCCTTGAATTCTATGAAGGAAAGGGAGTATTGAAAGTCCTTATTGACTCCCTGACAGGTTTGCTCAATGTAATTAAGGGGCTTATCACATTTTCTAAAGAACACACCAGGCTAATAATTGCTGCTATTGCTGCTTGGACAGGCTATAATGCAGTTGTTTCATTTGGGATTATTAAGCAAAAAATATATACTGCGGTAACAACTGCGTCCGAGATTGCCACAGCAAAACTCAACAAAGTATTAACAAAGAATGTCTGGGGTCTTGTTGCAGCAGCGGTTTCAGCATTAATCGTGTACCTTGTAGATTATATCAGAAAGCTCAACGAAGCATCTGTTGCCGAAAAGGCACTTACTAATGCTACAAAGAAAGCTACTGATGAGTACGATAGACAAGCATCACGCGTCAGGACCCTCATTTCGATTATCGAGGATGAGAATGCCGCCAACGATGTGCGTCAGGCCAAAATCAACGAGCTCAAGAAGATTATTCCTGGATATAATGCCGAACTCAGCAAAGAAGGCAAACTCATCAACCACAACACCAAGCTTATTAAAGACTACCTTGTTCAACTGGAGAGGCAGATCAAACTGAAAGCATTTCAAGACGAACTTGAGGAATTATATAAAGAGGAAAGACGATTAAAAAAAGCTAGAGACGAAAAAAGTAAACTATACTGGGATCAAAAACAAAATGCTACATTACAAGGAGCAGGCAAGAAGAAGTTTATTCCAGACTGGAGCCCCTTGGACTGGTTTGTTGATGACAAGCATAAGACATCGCATAAATTAAAAAGCGAACTTGATGACCTTGAGGGCAATTTGGATGACACAAGAAGTGCAATTAATAGCCTTCAGAATGAAATAGCAGAATTAGACTTCTCAGGTAGCATATTCTCTGATGACGGATCCGGTCCAAGCGGTGATGGAGGCATCAAAAACATTGAAAAGACGAATGACGGTCTCCACACCACTGTTGACCGGTTGAAGGAGATTAACAGTGAGTTGAAGCAGTTGAGGAAGGCTGACCCGCAGACTGATGAAGAGTTTGAGCAGATCCAGGCTAAGATCAAGGCTTTGACTGAGGAGAAGAACAAACTGATGGGCAAGGGCGGGAAAAAGACTGGACGAACCGGAAGGACTGGACAAACTGGAGTATATAAGGAGGATAGCCTGGATGAAGTGACTGCCCCGCTTGACCTGGAACACCAGCGCAACATGCTCAACCTGAACAAGCGGAAAGCCGAACTCACTGAAGCCGAACTGATCATCAAGAAGAGTGAGGAAATCATCCGCTATGAGAACGAGGTGAAGAATGCGCTCCAGGACCTTGCCGAGAAAACGGACGCTACCCACACCAGAACGCTTGACAAGATCAAGAAGCAACAGGAGCAGAGCGAGGCAAATATCCTGGCTGCCCAGCAGGCAATCAACAATGCCCGGGTGTCACAGGACGAGGAATACTACAGCAAGCGCATGGAGGCACTGAAAGTCTATAATGACGGCATCCTGGACTTCATGCAGCAGTCCCTGAACAAGGGAATCATCCAAGAGGAACAAGCGGGCATCTACCGGCTTAATTCCACTCGATTGCTGCACCAGGCAGAGTTGAAGGAATTGCAACAGCACCTGGCCGAAATCGGACAGAAGGACTACTATACCGCTGAGCAACGCAAGAAGATCCAGGAAGACCTTAACAAACAAACCATAGCAAAGAACCGTGAGCTGCTGGCCGATGTTTCCTCCATTCAGCAGAAGGTTGCTGAGATGACCTCGGACCCAATCGGGTTGGACGGTTTGGAGCGGAACCTGGAGCGCGAGAAGGCGGCTGTAAGTGCGGCGTATAATGCGATGATCAGTGTTGCCCAGGAGAACGGGCTGGAGACGGAGGAGTTGGAGCGCCAGAAGCAGGCAAAACTGCGCACCCTAGAGTTTGAACACCAACAGGAACTGTGGGGCATCCGTGAGCAGTTGGGGTTGTCGTGGCAGCAGGAGTATGACCGTGAGTTGGCTCAATATCAGAAACTGAAGGATGATGAACTGATATCGGAAAAGGAGTTCCAGAAGAAGAAACTGGAACTGCAGGCGCAGAATGTGCAGCGGTATTTTGACTACTACAGCGGTGCGGCAAGCACGATGTTTGGTGCGCTGCAACAGGCTGAACTTGACATGAGTGAGGCGAAGTATGACGAACTTATCCGGCAGGCGGAGAATGCCGGCGAGGACACTGCGGCCCTGGAGGAGGAGAAGGAGAACAAGAAACTGGAGATCCAGAAGAAATATGCTGACGTGAATTTCGCCATCAAAGTTAGTCAGATCGTTGCTGACACTGCCGTTGCGGTGATGAAGGCGCTTGCTGACCTGGGGCCGATCGGTGGTCCGATTGCTGCGGCGATGCTGACGGCGACTGGTGTGGCCCAGGTGATTACTGCCAAGGCTGAGCGAGACAAGGTGAAGCGTTTGCAGCCTAAGGGCAGCGGCCAAGCCACTGGGACGGCCGAGCGTGTGCTGAGCGGCTACAGCGAGGGCGGCTACACGGGAGACGGTCGCCGGCTGGAGGTGGCTGGTGTCGTGCATCGTGGTGAGTATGTCGTGCCTCAGCCTATCATGGGCGACCCGCGGGTTGTTGATGCTGTGGGGATGATCGAGGCCATCAGGCGCCAGCGGCGGGGCACACCGTGGCAGAGCCACGGCCCACGTAACAATATTGCGGGGGGCTTTGCCGAGGGTGGTTACACGGGTGGCGGGTCAATGGGCGACCTGGCTGGTGTTGCTGCTGAGTTGAGGGCTGCGACTGAAGCGGTGAGGAACCTGCGGGCGTATATTGTTTATCAGGACATCGAGAAGGCGGGTGAGGTGCTGACACAGGCGCGTGCTCCGTTTACTCGTAAAGGATAAAATCAGAGAGATATGCTGAAGATTGAGACTAGCAGGGGCGTTCTGGACTTGTCGAACGACTTGAGTCTGCAGATTGAGGAGAAGTCGCCTGTGATGAATGAGCGAGGCAGCCAGTCGCTGCCGGCGACGGTGCCGCCAACTCCGCACAATATGCTGATTATGGGTTTTCCGCACCGTCTGGACGGTGTGGATGTCCCCATGTGTGATGACAAATCCTGCGTGGTGAATGACGGGGTGTATCACCGACGTGGGGTGATGAACCTGGTGAGTGCGAGCCGCAAGGAGGGCATCACTTTCAATGTGGGGTTTGACAACTCTGAGGCGTATGAGGCCTGGAAAAAGCGCAAACTGAATGAGCTGACGCTGCCTGTGGAAGGTGACGGCAATGTGGACCATCTGAGGACAAAACTGCAAACGGCGTACAGTGCGGGGGGCGGTGATGACTTCGCCGTGTTCCCCGTGGCGGTTGAGCGTGAGGAAATCTCGAACAACAATAATATAACCACGGTGTACTGGGGCTTGTTGAACCGTGTGGAGAACGGCACACTAATAAGCGGCCAGCGCAGCCAGCAACAGCCGGTAAACGGCACAATGACGAATGTGTCGCTTCCTAACGGATACGGAGTCACACCATTCCTGTATGTGTGGCGTGTGCTTGAACTAGCATTTAGTGATCTGGGGTATGAAATTGAGTCAAATCCGTTCAAAGGTGCTGCGGCCGGGGACCTGGCGAAGGTTGTGGTACTGAACAATACGGCGGATGCCATCTGCACCGGTTACTTGAAGTACAGCGACCTGTTGCCGGACTGCGAGGTGCAGGCCTTCCTGAAGGCGTTGTATGTGCGCTTCGGCCTAGTGTACCTGTTGAACCAGGACACCAGGCGCGTGAAGTTGGAACTCATTCGTGACATCATCACTAAGGATCCCAGTCTAGACTTAACGGATGTGCAGTCGGAGTGGCCGATGGTGAACTACGAGGACGGCAAGCAGATTAAACTGAGCGCGAAGAAGAGTTTTGAGGGGGCTGAGCCGGTGAATGAGCGTCTTGAGGATTTCTTCGAGGGTCAGCAACTCACCGGAGCCGTCTCGGTGGATGTATTCAACGATACGGCTCACAGCACTGCCCTGGTGCATGAGCGCATGACGGGTAAGATCTACCGGTGGGATAGAGAAAACAGCGACTTCAACAACAGTGTTTATGTGTATGGTGACAGCATGAGCGGCTGGTGGAACTGGGACCGCCAGACGGAAGGCGTCGATACCGAGGACCTCACTAGCGAGGACGAGTGTGTGCCCATGGTGAAAGTGGATGGGACATGGACGCCCGGCTACCTTGCCGGGGCGGCTCACCGCCACTCTTATATCAAAGGTCAAGACTCCAGCAAGGAAAAGAACGAGACGCCACTGAGTTTTGTCATCAGTTGCGGCCAGTATGGCCGTATCTCTCCCACGACTGCCGACACCGGGCTGACACTGTCACTGCTGTTCCAATATGACAACGGTCTGTTCGCTCAGTTCTGGTCGGCCTATGACAACATCCTCAGACACGCTTTCACGAAAGTAGAAAGCACGATGCGCCTGTCACATGTCAAGTTGCTCAACCTAGAGTTGCTCACTCCCGTGCGTCTTCAAGCCCAACCGCTGCTGATTGACGGATTCAGTTACATGCTGCCCACAAAGGCTGCCACCCAGGTTGACATGACGCTGCGCACATTGCGCACCGTGGGCAGTGAGAACATCGTTGCGGAACAGGGCATTCCGGGGTTTGAAGTCGGACGTCCCACTTGGAAGTGGGTGCTTGATCACCATGACCTTGAGGAGCAGTTGGCTATCGCTGAGCGGTTGGCAGCAAGGGAATATGACGCATTGGCAGAGGGGACAACAATTGACAGGGAACCAGTTGATGGTCTTACCTGGATCAATGACAACTATTGGAATGCAGAGTTGCATCCTGTCCCAGAGCAATTGACCACTGCGACCAAGGTATATCAGGTAGATGCGACCATCGAAATCACCTACGATGGGCACATTGTTGGCACCGAAACTGTCAGAGTTGACTACACGGTAACGATGAAAACCGTACTCAGTTGATGTCCTTTATCTCTGAGATTATTAATTATAGCTTTGCAACATGACAAACAGCATCACCATAGCGCCACAGGTCAGCGATGTTCACAGCCTTTTCGAGGCATGGAAACAATCTCACATCGGCAGTTATAGCGATTTTATCAGTTTCATCACCAGGCCTAGTGGCGAACGATCCCGTTTTCTCATGACCGTACAGGTCACTGGCGAGCGCCACGGCAGCCTATTGTTTAACCAGGTAACTGCAGAATAATGCCCAGCGACGCCATCACATTGACACCCACTGCCACGGGGCACGCCTTCACCCGTAACCCGCTCATGCTTTCCATGCCGGGGACGGGCAGGCGTGTGTTCTCAATCTATGGCCAAGGATATAGCAGTTCTCAACCGGCCTACAAAGGCGAGATCACCGCACCGACGACCATCAACCTGGCAGAATTCATTGAGGCCATCGTTCACTCCATCGAGGATCCAGGAGAGAACAATGCCATAATATCGTATGGGATTCAAGATGGCTGCGTCAATATTGTCGTCACGGATGGCGAAAATACACTTTTCTCAAGGGAGATCAACGCTATTCGAGGAGGTGTCTCCAAGCAGAACTACCGCAGGTTAAATCTAGCCGGCACCGATATCTTCGAGGCCCGGTTCTTTAATTCGGCCTGCAACTTCTTCCTTACCACTCGCACCAACGACTGGCGTCTCAGCATCAAGGAGACCGAACTTTATCCGCTCGTCTTCTTCTATCCACTGCAGGGGACTGTTTCTGTCCAGGATATTGTCAGCGGGAACACGATTAGTTTGCCGGCTGTATCTAACGAAGTGGATTTCCATGGCAAGTTGTGTGCTCTCAATCTCAAGGCAGTTAAACAATACTTCCTGGAAGAATACGACATCCTTGCTGGTGCCTTTGATGTGCTCGTTGATGATGCACCTGCTGCTCGCATTGCCATCCAAGAGGCACATCCTCAGATTGAACGGTACCGCTTGAAGTTCCGTAACAGTTACGGAGCTTTTGAAATAATCGAGATTACTGGAAGCGCACAATGGGCGCCATCCATAGAAGACGATGAGGGTGAAGGACCATACCAGCGGTACATGGCCGACATTGACGATTTCTCGACCGAACGCCAGCGCATGTCCATGCGCCAAATCATTAACATTTCTACAGGCTACAAGACCAACAGCGAATTGCGGTTCATCCTTGACGCCATCGCCAGCGATGAGTGCTACCTGCTCGACATCAATGAGGAGCCCATCAAAGTCATCGTCACAGCCGAGGACCTAGTCCTGCAGCGCCATCCGAACGGTCCACAATCCTTTATGCTGGAACTCAAGCCTGTGGATGACGACACCTGCATCACTGATACAATATCCAATGCGGCTATGCCAACACGGGGTGGCGTTTTCTCCGAACAATTCAGTGAACAATTCGACTAAAATTATCATATTATGAGTAATCAAACACAACAACAGATAGACGCCCTCATTCAGTTTATCCATGATGCTGAGGACCCAGCAACTGTGACCAATAATATGGTGGCGCAAGTGCTGGCATATCTTGCCGATAAGGTTAATACCGATGTTCTCAGCGCAGAAATCACGTCTCTTCAGACAACACTCAACACACTCATGAGTGGTGATGCTTCCGATGCTATCGAGAGTTTCAACGAGGTCATTAACTTCCTCAATGAAGTAACAGATGATGAGACCCTGGCAGGGCTACTTTTGCAAATCAACAATAATATAGCTACCAAGGCCGCACTAGATAGTGACACTGACAGGCTAGATTACTCGCAAGCCCCTACAATCATGTTAGACTCT